TTCCGGTTGATCCTGCCCATGAACTATTTCCTCGAGCTCGACACCGAGGACTACAAGGGCTTCATGAACTCGGTCATGGACTGGCTGCCGTTCAAGACCGACGAGAGTGCGAACCAGCGTGCCAAGAAGTGGGAATGCTTCGACGGGGACTATCACTACAACGAGGGCGAGCTGCTCGACGTCCTGTCGTTCATTCCCCGAACCTCCCGAAACGAACACTTCGTTCAGGAGGGTCGAAAGCTACAGTCGCTGGATAATCTCGAGCGGTGGTTCGCCCAACGGATCGCCTCGGGCAACCGAAACAACCAGATGATCAAATATGCCCTCGCCCTGGTGGATGGGGGCATGGATCTGGTGACGGTCAGCCAACAGGTTCACGCCTTCAACAAGAAGCTGAACAATCCGCTCACGGAAGACGAGATCGATTCCACGATCCTGGTCACCGTGGCCAAGCGGTTTCACCGAGCGCAGGCCGCCTGATTACAGGCGACTGATGGCACCAGAGTCAGGGGGGTTATCCCTTTTCCTGGCTCTGGGCCGGCAGAGACGTCCCTACCAACAACAAGGAGATCCTGATGGCTGATGACTCGGGTGAGATCATCACCGAAGCCAATGACCAGCTGGTCCTCATTTCTGGAGAATCTGCGACCGGAAAGAGCGCCAGTCTGATGAATATCCGGAACCAGAAGGACTGGGCCTATCTGGGCACGGAGGCCGGCAAGCGCCTGCCTTTCCAGAACAAATTCCAGAACTTCCGGATCGAGGATCCCTACCAGGTCTGGGAAGCCCTCGACCACGCTATCCTGACAGGAGCTTTTCCTGGCGGGATCATCATCGACAGCATCACCTTCCTGATGGACATGTTCGAGAGCCAGTATGTGATCGGGGCTTCCGATACACAGAAGGCCTGGGGCAGCTACCAACAGTTCTTCAAGAAGCTGATGCAGCAGAAGATCGTCGCCTATGGCAAACCCGTGATCATCACCGGCCATACCAAGGAGGTGTATGACGCCAAGGCCATGGCGATGAAGTCCAGCGTGCCGATCAAAGGCGCCCTGGCCAACAATGGTGTTGAGGCCTACTTCTCGACCGTTGTGTCGACGAAGAAGGTGGATTTGAAGGATCTAGAGCCTTACAAATCCGATCTCCTCACCATCACTGAAGAAGACGAAATGCTCGGCTACAAGCACGTCTTCCAAACGCGCCCGACCAAAACCACGGTCGGGGAACGAATTCGTTCGCCCATGGGCATGTTCTCCAGGGAACAGACCTTCATGGACAACGATGCCCAGGTCCTTTTGGACCATCTCCACAGGTTCTACGAAGCGTAAAAAAGCCAAAAGAACCAACATCCTGAAAGAAAAGAGAGAACATGAGCCTGTTCAAAAACCTGACTACCGAAGGCATGGAAGAAGCCCAGGACCGCCTCGGCGGTTTCTCGGTGTTCGAAACCGATGTCTACGCCGGCAAGCTGAAGGTGGCTTACGCCGGTCAATCCGAAGGTGGCGCCCGTAACGTCACTCTGGTGATGGACTTTGGCGGTCGTGAGTATCGCGAGACCATCTACATCACCAACAAGAAGGGTGAGAACTTCTTCCTGAACAAGGAGAACAAGAAGGTCGCCCTCCCCGGCTTCACCACGGTCGACGACCTGTGCCAGGTGACGACCGACAAGGGTCTGTCTGACCAGAACACCGAGGACAAGGTCCTCAACATCTATGACCGCGAAGCCGGTAAGGAAGTGCCTAAGTCGGTGCCTGTCCTGACCGAGCTGACCGACAAGGATGTCCTGGTGGCCATCCTGAAGAGCACGGTCGACAAGACCGAGAAGCAGGGCAACGACTACGTCCCCACGGGTGAATCCCGTGAGGAGAACTCGATCGAGAAGATCTTCCATCCGACGCTGCAAGTCACCGTCGTGGAGGCCAAGGCTGGTAAGAGCCAAGGCGAGTTCATCACTGCCTGGGTCGGGCGCAACAAGGGCAAGACCCGCGACAAGCGCCAGAACAAGGGCAGTGACGCGCGTCAGGGTCGTCCGGGCGCCAACTCTGGTCCGCCTCAAGCCGGCCAGTCGGGTGGTGTTCGTAAGAGCCTCTTCGGTGGTGGCGCTCAAGCCGCCTAGTTGCAGCTCAACTTAACTCCGATATAGGATGCCCCCGTGAAGTGATTTGCGGGGGCTATTCTATGTGGACTGTAAAGCTTCCGCTGGCTGTACCAGTATCCAGCCGGAAGTGGATGTGGCTAAACCTGAATGTTTACAGGAATGCTCACCACCGTGAGCTTGACGCGGCCAAGAAAGAATTCACGAAGAGGGTTCTACCCCTCGTCGAGGATCTCCCAAAACTTGAGCGCGTTCTGATTGCCTACATCCTCTATACGCCAACCAAACGGTCCTGCGATGTGGCAAACATCTGCACGATCGTTGATAAGTTCTTCTGCGATACCCTGGTTAAGGCTGGAAAGATCGCAGACGATAACAGGAAAATCCTACCAATTATCGCATTTCGTGATGGTGGGGTTGACAACACCAATCCCAGAGTGGATGCCCTAATCCACTCCATCGGACCAAATACAGACCTAACCCTGACAGAAGGTCCGGTGAGTTAACCTCCAAGGAGAGACAGGTATATGAAAATTCAAATCGTCCAACGTGAGATCGAAGAAGCAATCCGCGCCTACATTCACAGCCAAATCAATGTGAAGGAAGGCATGGAGATCACGATGGAGTTCACCTCCACCCGTGGTGATGACGGCCTGGTTGCCGCTATCGACATCTCCCCGGCTAAGCAGCCTGAACCGGTCAAGCGTGCAACCCGTGCGGCGCCTGTCGTCACGGCAACCCGTTCGGCTCCCGAGCCCAAGGAAGATGTTCGTCCGAGCATCTCCGAAACGCCGGAAGATCGCGTCGAGCCCGAAGCTGCGACCGTTGCGTCGAGCGAGGACAATCGT